GTTTTCATATACCTTCCCATCCGTTAATACTGTGCTATAAATAGTAATGTCTTTATTTTGTAAGGTATCTTTATACTCGTTTAATTGTAGTACTTCCTCTCCTGGTTTAAGAGCATCTAAACGAGCTTGATTTTCAGTAATTCTTTTTAAAATATCCTCGTTTGTTTTAACATATACTATTTTAGGGGTTACATTTTTATACCCCTTAAATAATTTATGTATACTATCCATTTTATGAATCATTACCGTATCCCTTTCTACTCTAGTAGTGACAGTATTAGTTGGTGTTCTTCTTAATTTATTGGCAAAGAGCAAGAGTACTAATATTAAAATTATAATGTGTTCAATTTTTATATCTCTAATTTTCATATCATTTATATTCGTTATACAATAACTCTATAGCCTAACAAACGTTCTTTCGGGTAACTTGAAATTTTCACTTGATTATTTTGATTTCCTCCAAGCACAAAAATTTTATCATCGATAGCGTTTATAAAAAAACCAACATGACCTTTCCAACTTTTTTTACTTCCTCTCCAAAAAATAACAACATCACCCATTTGCGGACGATTAGTTTCCATACCAATTTTCAACCAACTTCTAGCATTCAGTTTACCTGTATATGGAGCATCACTAGTTTTTAGCACCCAATTCACAAAGGCAGAGCACCAAGCGGTTTCATCTTTCAACTTGCTAGCGTTAAAACCTATTTCATCAAAGTATTTTAAAATTTCCAGATTATCTTTTTGGCCTACAATCTCTTTTACACCATATTCCTTAAAGGCGATTTCTACATGTTTTTTCATAATTTATCGTGTTTTTTCATCCCAAAAAGCAAACATTTATTTAAACAAATATTCGCTTATCAGGTATGACTGCTTTAATTTATTGTAATATCTAACTACAAGTTTCATCAGCATTTATGTGCTTCTATTTACTAAGCTGTTTTGGTGTCTATAGTACTTAGGAATTTTTTGAATAGTTGTATCAATGCATTTCGTATCGCTTTTAACACCTTTGTTAGTGCATCAAAATTTTCTACTTCCTGCTTTGTTTTTATGGCTATTGCATTACTAAAAATTGAAATTCCGTCACTAACAATAAGTAAGTCCATAACTATAGTTACAAACCATTTAAAGTTGTAATTGAGTCCTTTACTCATTAACGCTAAAGCCATTGGAATTAGAAGTACCGCAAGTTTTGAAACAAAACCAAGCGCTAATATTTTAAAGCTGAATGCTTTTTTTAAAACAATTGTTTTCACTATTCCTAAAAAGGTATCAATAACCATTAAGTAGAAGAGTACATTTACAATTTCAATATCCATTTCTAAATACATAAAAACCCCGTACAACAGTAATTTTAATTCGTTTGAATACACTACTAGTTTATCTTTCATTTGGGTTATTATTAGTTCTTATTTGTCGTCTACAATAGATTTTTGAGCGTGATTAAAGTCAATTACGCCTAATAAATTTGTAAACCGTTGCCCAAAAACGGACAGCGTTTTATCTCTTTCATTCTCTCCTAGGTTATCACTAATAGTTTCTTGAACTACTCCAAATTGATGTTTAGAGTTTGATGTAATAAAATTGTCGTTTAATAACTCTCCTGCAACTATATTCCCGCTGATATCAATGCTTAAACTCAATTGTCTTAAGTAGGCAATAAACCCTTTCCATTTTATAATTCGGTAACAGAAACTAATAGGGTAAATTCCTAAAGCAGCTATGGAAGCAAATAAAAATAGGATCCATTCCGCATAATGCTTTTTTGATTTCAATAGTGTTAATAACAACACTATTGCTATTGGTAGCATAACCAATGTGGTAATTAAAAGCCATAGCAATGCCATGACTGTGAAAATAAATTTTACAGTTTTCATTATATTTATATTTAATTTTTTGGTGTAAGAATAACTACACTCGATGTGTGGTAGAAATGGCTAATTCAAATAAGATTTAATCGAGTGTAGTATTTAATGTGTATTATTTTACTAATCCTTTTAGCTTTTCAATAAAATACGTTCTAATTGTTTTGTCTTGCATATCTTCAAGACCTAGAGCATTAACATATCCTTGATAAGTAGCTCCTTCAACAATTGTTTTACCAGCAGCTATTAATTGTGCTTCTGTTGGAACATGCGTATTTAACCAAGTATGTTCTGTGTCATTAGCTATTGAGGCGTAAATATCTATAGTTCCGTAGGTTTTATACTCCGTAAAATCTGCTGAGTATTTTCTTGAAAAACTACGTAACACATCGTAAGCCTTCTTTTTAGCTGTACTAATGGCGTCATCTTCATAAATACCTAGCACAATTTTCATAACGGATAAAGTTAAAGAAGCCCCAGATAGGACGTTATTTCTACGATTATAACCTACAGCTAAAATTTGCCTATTGGTTTTGTACTCCTTATATTTTATTTTAGTGTTATTTTCTGAAGTATCTAATGTACCATCTTCAAAATAATACTGCCATTTTTTTTCTTGCGAGAACATTCCTCTTTCAGAAGGATTAAACCCCATATCTACACTTTGATACTCATAAGTTTCCGATACTTTAATTACTGGCTTTTTAAACCCTTCTTTTTCATTATAATAAATAGTTTCGCTTATTAAACCATCATTAGTTAATTTAACCTCAGGATCTAAACGAACACCTGTGGTTAATTCTGTTTTGTAATTAATAGCAGTAAGATCTTTATTCTTAACACTTTTTACACAAATAGAACGCAACAAATGACGTTTTGAATTCTTAACAAACCCATTAACTAAAGCAGTTAATGCTGTGGCATCTGTATTTACATTAGGAGTAACTATTAATTTATCATTTTCTATTTTTAAACTATCAAGTTTAATATCCTCTAAGTTTAAAAGAATAATTAATTCGCTTAAAACGATATCTCCTTTATCATATATTATATTTTCCATATTGTACTTTTTAGATGTTATCAGCTATTTTAAAAATTAATACTTCTGCTTTATGTAACTCAGCAGTACGGAATAGAGAGTCATTAAATATCAGTTTGAAATTATGAGCTCCAGGAGTAACATTTGTGATACCAAAAAGTGTTCTTTTATGTCGTTGCTCCAACTTATCATCAACAAACTCTTCATTTATTACATCTAATTCCAGTAGATCATCCAAAAATATTTTAGCTACAAAATTTGAAAATGTAGAATCTGACGAAGCACTTATAGTACACATAAAAGCATACTGACCGCCTCTTTCGAATGTCAAATCTTGATCTAAATAATTTGTAGGTATTGACACTAACCCATTAAAATCAAAATCTGAAGTACTATACTCTTCTCTTTTGAATGTTAGAAAATTTAAAACATCTAAGGTTTTAACAAAGGTTTTACTTCCTGTTGCATCTGTACCATAAAATGAATCACTACTAGGAGTGTCTACATCTCCTACTAACTCTAAATTTCCAGCAGTATCCGTAATCGATTTTACTTGCGCAGTTTTATCACGTTTTGCATTGTTTAAATCTTGCGCATTACCTACATATCCACCTTTATCAAGTTTATCATTTTGTAAAGCAGTAATGTTTGTTTGTGACACTAATATTTCATTGAACAAATCCTGAGCAGTACCAATATACCCACCTGTTGCTAATTTAGTTGCAATTTGAGTGGTAATTGTAGTTGCAAAATTTGGGTCATTCCCTAGCGCTTCAGCTAATTCTTTAAGTGTATCTAATGCTGTTGGTGAACTATTAATTAGTTCTAATATTTTCGCAGCAACGAAGTCTTCTATAGCTTTTACACTGGCTATTTTATCTGTCGCTCCCGAATTTATTATCATGTCTTGAACCATCTCTGCAATTCCTGATAAATCAGAAATTTCTAAATTCTTCCAAATGGTTTTCCCATTAATATCAACCGATTGCAGGTATCTACCAGCAGCTTGCGTACCGTTTTGTAACGCCAATCCATCCTCTAAAATGATTCTAGCCTTTGCCGTTGGAACAGATAAATCTATTGTTTTTCTTGCATCTGCCTTAAAAAGATCTGAAGTAAATGTTGAAATACTATTTTTAACCGTAAAATTATCATTATTGGTTACTTCAAAAGTTTTTAAATTATCAAAAACTAAGCTACCAGTTTTACTTGCTCCATCTATAGTTCTCTTTCCTTTTAATGTACCATCTGAGGAATAAATAGTTTTTATTGCTTGAATTAAACTGTATAAATCTTGTGACGTTCCAGCATACCCTCCTGTTTCGGTTTTATTGTCCAAAATAGCTTGTAAGTCTGTTATAAAACTTACTGACATTTCAGCAGGTAATTGGTATTTTGGTATTATAATACTTTGTCCTCCTACAAATAAAAAGGTGATATTCCCTTCATTATCTGTAGTAACACTATCAATAATTTTTCCGTCGTTTTTATGAACCATACTATCAATCAGATGCATAAATTCTTGTGCTTTTGGTTTATCTCCTGTTTCAAAATAGGATTTTAACCGTATTCTTGTTTCTTCTGCCATTATTATATTTTTTTAATAACTCTGGGAGATATTTCTCCCAGAGTTAAATGAAATACTACTTCTATAAATTATTAAAATCGTCTTCAATTACTTTAGTAATAAATGTTCCTTCTTTTGCAACTATAATTTCTGCATTATGAGCTACTACATCTCCTATTACATAATTATCTACAGATTCAACATCTAACACAGCTACTTCTAATGGTTCTTTAATTAACTTAACTGAAGTAATTAGTTTAGTACTTCCTTTTCTATCAATTAAATACATTCCCGAATTAACTTCACCAGCTTTAACCCATCTTAATACAGTTCCTAAATTATTTTCACTAGTTAATAATGGATGATCTCCTGTTACTTTAATTGTTTTGCCATCATTAGTATTAATTTCATAATACATTACAGCTGTCAAACTTTCTTTTTTAACAACAACTACATTTGTTTTTGTTGCATCAGATAATGTTCCTCTCCATTTCATAGTAGCTTCTTTACTTTCAGAAGTATCATTTGAAAAAGCAAAACCAACTAACTCGTCACCTTCTTGAATGTTTTTTAGTTTTTTAGAACGTCCGTTAGCTAAAGCAACATATGTTTCTACATCAAAACATCCACCCCCGCCTCCGGTACTACCAGAACGTTGGTAATTAGCAGACATTTGTACGGAAGTACTATTCACTGCAAGTGTCAATTTAGCTGTACCTACTTTTAATCCAAAGTCAGAAGTACTTGTTGCTCCTACTGAAACAATACAATTTAAATCTACATAACCTGAATCACCAATTTCTACTGTAAATGCTCCTTGTGTAGTAGATGCATTCATATTTACTTTAATATTTCCTGAAACAACTTCTGTTACTCTAAAAATTCCTGTCGCACCAAGTGTTAAGCTTGAATAACTTGGATTAATTGTAACTACCTCATCCTGCTTACCGTTAACCCTTACAGTATATGATTGATGAGATGAAGGATTGGTTGGGATAGGACTTGGACTAGTAATTCGTAACGATGCCGTTTGAGATACATTAACCGTTATAATTTTCTCTGTACTTACACCTTGAATATCAGTGATAATCAATTTAAATTGATATCCTTGAATTGCTTCTTGTAAATTTTGAATATTAAACTGTATGTTTTTAGTCCCTAATTCATTACTATAAACTAGTCCGCCTTCATAAGACAATACATTAATTTCTTCATTATTAACAACTGCCCCATCACTAATAGTAACGTCATAAGGGTTTCCAGTAACTGGTTCTAATCGATAAGTCATCAAATCATTATCTCCATCAGGATCATTTATATTAAACATCAAGTTTAATGATCTTAAACCAAAGTTATAATTGTAATTTAATTCCCCTTCAAAAGGTACAGCGTAAATATTATCTATTAATAATCTACTATTAAATTCATACTCATCATATCTTCTTATATAATTTAATCTTGCGCAACTATTAATCACTGGTGCTAAATTTGCTGCTTGTACAACAACTTTTACCTCATCAGTAATTATTAATCCATTTGTTTCTACTGTAATCCTAAAAATATGTACCCCAGCATCTAAATTTGTAATCTCTGTTGATTCATCTATATCTGAAGTTATTGTACCTGTAGGTGTTACTATAATTTCTGTTCCTGGCCCACTAATTTTGGTCCATGTATAATCTCCACTAATAGTTGCAGATGAAGTCAGTTTTCCTGTCAAATTAATATTCACAGAAGTAACGTCGTTTGCTAAACTGATATTCTGATCTATTCCTGCACTTATAGTAGGATAATCCTCGTTACCAATATATATAATATAAAAAACATTTAATATTCCATTACTAGGACTCGTTGAATCAATACCATTCGGCACTAAATTTGGGATAACAATACCGCTTGGCACACTAGTGTTATTCCCATCGCAAGCTACCCAACCACTTGGAATACTTCCAGAGGATGTATTCCATAAAGCTATTAAACCTAATGGCACTGCCCCTTTAATTTGTCCAGCTCCTTTAGTTACAAAACCAGAATTATCAATTAGTAATGGCGTAGCATCTGAACTATTCGCGACTATATTGTTCAATTTTAGTTTACCATCAATAACAGTATTTTCCCAATCTGAACCATAATTTAAATACAAGCTAGTTTCAATATCAGTACTATTATCAACTAAGGCTCTTCCTAAATAATCTCCTGGATGTAATTGACCTCTTCTATCTGGATGACCTAGTCTAAAATCAGCAGAACGTACTTTAGCAGAAAAAGATGGATTGGTATCTAAATTAGATAATTGATGCCCTCCTAAATCTAAATCGCCTTCCATCGCCTTGGAACCATCTAAAGGTAAAAACTTACCTAAAATATCTGGAATTGATGCTAATGTTTCAAAGGTAGCAAGGTTATAATATGTAATAGTCTCCAAAGGAGTGCTAGGATCGATAATGGGTGCTTCTAAAGTAATACCTACTCCAGTTGCTTCGCTTGTAGCAACATACGCTGCGCTATAGTCAATATATACATTTTGAGGTACTCCAGTACCAAAAGTTAATGGGGATAATACTTTTTTTGTTTTTAGATAACTCGTTTCTGGCGTTATTAGGATCGGGTATAAAATCCCTTGTAATGTATACGTCCCAGGGGTCTCTAAATTTTCACTTTGTTGATGAATTATCGCCCAACCAATTTTATTTTCGGTAGGTTTTGATATAATGTAGTTTCTGTCTTCTTCTATTCCCCATTGCTCTTTTAACGCACCGAATAATTCAGTTCTAAAAGCTGCTTGTAATCTAGCAAAGGTTTCTTGTTCTAATGGAAACCCACCAGGTTTTGTAAAATTTATTTGTTTCATGTGTTTTAATTTTATTTTGTTCGAGTGATTATGTCGTCAGGGACACTTTTTGTGTTTACTAGTTTTGACTGTTACGATACTATTGATGATGAATATTCGTAGGCATACGATTCATAGGTTTTTCCTGCTAATTTGTAAAAATTCAGTAAGTTATGATACTTCGTTGTACGTACTTCAATAGCTCCTGCTATTGCTTTTACAGGATCCTCATGTGGTTCAAAATACAAGCTGTTTGTAATTTCTAGTAATTTTTGAGCTCGTTCAATTTCAGATGCATCTCCATCTCCATCAATATCAAAAACTTCAACTTTTCCTTTAATATTTAAATTTTCTGGAATGAATACTCTAAAATTAGCATAATGAATTTCCGTATAATCCTCTCTACTAGCTAAATACAATGGACTCCCTTGATTTGAGGTAATTTCATTGTGTAAATACACTTTTGGTGACAAAAAACCATCCGTTTCATACTCATCATGTAGATAAACAAATTGCAAAGTTGGTTTTAATGTTTCATCAATATATATTAAACCATTAGCCTGTTTTTCTAAGGTAGAATAATTAGGGTTGTATATTTTTTCAGGGTTGAACGCCTCATTTAATAACTTTTCCAAAGAAATTACTTGCCCAGTATGGTTCATGTTATACAAAGTAGTTTCATAAATACTCCTTAGTGGTTTAAACAATACGTTTAACCAACTGTAGTGGGTTTTTTTTCTAAAAATTGGTGGGATTAACAATAACAATAGTTTCTCCCAATGAATTGTGGTATACTGCTTCATTGTTTATTTGTTTATGCGTTTCTATTATCTCTGTAAAATGTATATGGAATGTAGTTTACCTCTATTTTCAAAGCCTCCTTTAAGTTGAAATAACCTGCCTTTGGAATAAAGTATTCTATATCTTGTAATACCCTATTTCCATCTACTATATCTATTCCTTTTACTATATTAAAATCTTCAGGATTATCAGCACTAATTGATGCTATTGCTGTATTTACTTTTTTCAAAATAGGGATTCTAACACCTTCTGATTGCTGAACAGCATCAACTAAATAGGACTGTACAAAAGCACCGTTAAATTCAATGTTTCTTAAGTATTTATTAATAGCTTCTTCAACTGGCTTTACTGAAGGATCGGAAATTAACACCCCATTATTGGTATCAAAAGGATGAGTACTATCACTTGGAAATTTACCATCTTCAATCAAAGCCTTGTAAGGTTCAATATCGTTAGGGCTTATATACACCGTTAATGGATCAACATAAACATCTAGTTTTAACACTAATTGATCACCTTTTGTTGAGGTTATGTGTACTTGATTCCCTGCATCTTTAATACGTGCGATATACTCCTTAAAAGCTGGTAGATCATTTACATTCAAGGCTTCAATATTCCCACTATTTTCGGTAGCTACTTTAATAAAAACAACTCCTACTTGATGATGAAAATAATCAGAAAAAACTTGTGTTACTGTGGTATCTGGTTTAATTACTGTACTTAAATCTACCTCACTTACGGCACAATATTTTACTATTTTTTTAGCATCTAGTTCTGAGGCATCCAAATCAGTGGTATCAAATTGATAAGAACCGTTTTCCCAAATCAAATCTTGTCCATGTACAAAATTTAATGCTTGATTTCTATACCAACTTAATGTATGTGGTCTGGATACTAATGCATTTCTTTCAACTATTTTTTCATGCATCCAAATAGCGGTTGCCATAATATGTACCCAAAGTCTCCATATAGCTACTTTGGATGTATTTGTTAATTCACTTCCTAATGAACCTCTTTCTTTTATGGAAAGAATATCAAGTGTCGAAAGCGAGTCGGCTTTCCCTTTAGCAACAAGAATGTCGCTTTGTATTTCAGCAATTGTACGTGCCATATTTTATTTTTTTAATATAGTTTACCCTGTAAGCAATAGATATACTGCTTATTTACAAGGGTTTATGTCTTTTATATTTCTAACTACTGATTTGTAGTTTCTTCTAGAATGCTCTTACTATTATCCGATAATAAAATCGTCTTCAAGAGTCATGTAATCAATACCACAAATGTTGGCTAACAACAATTCTTCTGCTGTTGCTCCTGTAGCTGGATGTGTATTGTTTGATTCATAATAAGCTACAATATCCTTTTTAAAGGCTGCTCTTCCTACTTTTAAATCTTCATATACTGATATGTCTTCTGTAATATCATATTGATCATTGTCGTCTAACACATCAAATACGGTTTCGATACTTCCATACTCTTGTAAGGCAACATCAAAAATATTTTGATTGTCCTGTGGCTTAATAGTTCCCATCTATTTCTATGTTTTCAAAGTTATTTATATTTAATATTTTCAAATCAAAATTATCATAAGCCAATTGTTTTTCCAGTTCAGCTTCAAGTAATAATTTGTTTATTTTTATATTCCCATTTAAGTAGCTTTCTAAGCCTATTCCTAAAATTGGAAATTCTTTAAAAGACCCTTTATGGGTTCTTAAAATGTTAGCAATATTCTGTTGTGATGCATCTTTAATCACAAAGTCCCCTTGACCAATTAAAAGGTCATCTTCAATATTAAAATCATTCATATGTATTTGGTTTATAAGACTACTAAAACTTCATTTTAGCGTACTAATATTTAAGTGTCACTTTAGTATTCTATACTTAAAGTTAACCACAATTGTATTCTTTATTTCTCGAGAATTATTTTAGCAAAACATGTGGCTCAGAAAGGTAATGACTGACTTATTTTGCTATTGTAAAAATACAGTAAAGTGAAAGTGTTACCTAAAAAACAAGCTTCCCTAATCTGTAGTTTCAGTAAGTTATAATTATAAAGATTCTTTCTGTAACAAGGCTAATAGCAACTCTAATTTAACCATCCCCATGTGTTCTAAAGCGCAGCCTTGATCGCATTTTTTTAACTCTTCTTTTAAATTTATTAATTGTTCTTGTTCTTCTGGTGTCATATTTTTTATTTTGCGGTTACTAATGTTGTTATTTGTGTACTATTATTATTTGCGCCATCAATTACTTGATATACTAAATCACCTTGTAAGTTTGTGAAAACATGCTTACCAGTTCCGTTTGGTATTCCTTCATATAAAAACCCATACTTATTTTTGTTTGCATTAATCCCTGTAGTATCAATATTTAAATTATTTGTGTAAAAATCTCCACTATGCTTAATTGCTGTTAAAAACAAAATACTGTCCGACATTCTTAAATATTGTCCTCTACTAAATACAAATAAGCATTTATTAGTTTGAACGTTGCTAAAAAACATTCGGTCAACTCGTTTACCGCCTATCATGGTATTCCTCATACGACAAGCATCATCAAAAGTCACATCAATATACGTTACTCCATAAGGAGATGCGTTTGATGGCATACCACCTATAGTGACGAATTTCATATCACCGTTATTGCTTAACTTCCCTGTAGTTAATATGTGCAGATTTTCAATTTTTCCTTTATTATTTAAAATGATATTATCCATACAAGTAATTCTTGACAATCCATTTGTTCTATTCTCTGATGCAGAAAATATTTTACATCCTGTACTAAAAGTTGAATAGGAAATTCCATCAGTAATACTCACCTCAATTCTATTGGTTGATGAATATTGGCTATTGCTATTTAAAAATACCGTGTTTTCTAAATTATGAGCGATAAAAGCATCTAGATTTTCAACTACATTTAATTTCGTTTCAATTAACATCGGTTTTGTAGTAGCGGTAGCTGTTTTTTCATTTTCGGAAACAACAACTATTTCAGGTTGAACAAATGGGATTATAAATAAATCTTTACCATTATCAACTGGAGAGGCTATCACTGTTTGCTTATACACATCGTCATTAGTTACTTCCATTCTACCTCCATAAACAATATGTCCTGGACTAGAAGTACCCTCTAAAAATATATTATTTGTAGTACCCAGATTACTAAAATCTTGATAGAATTTTTTTTCTTCTATTAAAGGAAGCACATATTTATGTGTGTCGGTAATATTAATATTGGCAGCGGTTACACCATTGTTACTTCCTAACTTATATACATTATCAGTAGAAGGATTTGCTAACAAATAATTTTGCCAATCAGTATCTGACATTTTATATCGTCTGTAACGTTGTACACGCCAATCTTTATTTACATCTATTTTTTTATCAGCTGAAATACGTCTGGTAATTAACCCCATTCTTTCACCTATTACAACTCCATCTTCATTTTTAATTTGAGTGTCGGTAAAGTCATATGTAAGTAATTCTCCTAAATGCGTAATACTTTCTGCTTGTGTAGAAAATTCCGATTCAGAAATTGCGGTTACTATAATTTTCTCTTCAGGAACGGCTTGGTTTTCTTGAGCTGACATTTGCATATATACTTCTCCGTTATGTACCAGCGTATTAATAACTCCACCAGTTTGCATCATTACTTTAGAATTAGCGTCAATTACAGTCGCATCGGGAGCAATAGAAGTAAAGCGAGGTAATGAATATTTAAAAGTAGCGCCTATAATAGTTTGTAAGCCATTAGTAAACCTTATATAAGAGCCTGCATAGTATGCATTTACAGTAGTAGTATCGCCAACTTGTACAGCTCCTGAGTAATTTGTAGGAAGTGTCATTACAGTAACGGCTGATCCATTTTGTATATCTAACAAAGGTGGATCATAAAACCCATACCCAGTAACAATACCTGTATTTGCAATTGTTTTTTCAATATTTGAAGTATTTGTCCCTTCAATATAATACTTGGTTTGGTAGCCCGACAAAATATATTTTTGTCCTAGTACTAATGCTCCTTTTGCTACTAAGGTTTTTAATGCATCAAAAGTATATTCTTTTTCAGCGCTGGTAGCAGGTTCGATAACCATGCTATCAATTAAATCGCAAAACTGCACTTCAGTAGGCTTGTCTCCCGTTTCGAAGTAGGTTTTTAAGGTTGTTTTTGTTTGTTTCATATGTATACTTATTATTTTTATTCGTGATATAGAACTCGCTAATACTAACTACTATACCTAAAAAGTTCACTTTATAATACAAGTGTTGCGTATAGCGATGCCATATAAGTACTCATCCTAAATGTATAGAATGGAATTATTTTATCTTTTATATTTGGTGTGTAGCCTAGAAATAGGCCGCTAGAATTGTTGGTGTAAAAATACTACCTCAAAGCGGTTTTAAAAAATAATTAACCTTGTAGAATCAGTAGTTTCAGTAAGTTACAAAAAACACAAACACTACTAATTAGTAGCGTTTGTGTTTTTTGTTTTATCTATTCTTTATAAAAATATACTGTACCATTATTAACGGTATCAGTATCTATAAAAGTGGTATTTTCAGTATCGAATATTATTTTAAAATCATCCGTATAATTAAGTATTTCAAAAAAAGAGCCATCTCCAAAAATTTCAATTCCTAAATATTTTTTCAAATGATAAATACATTCACTACAAATTAATTCATTAGCGTTTAGAAATAAATTATAGCTCTTTTTTATGGTTTTAAAAGTGACTTTAAATATTTCCGATTCAAATAAAACTCTTGAAATTTTATTGTTTCGCATACTGTAGGAGCTACTTAAGTCAATACAATTATTGCATCGGTTAATTTTAAAATACCTCATTAAGGAATTGAGCGATTTTGGTTTTTTCATAAGTAAGTTAGTTTAAGTTTAGTTTGGGTTGGTGAAATTTAATAGGTTTAAGGCTTATTCATCATATAGTTCCAAAAATTGAATTTTATTACCTGTTAAAAAAGTTAAAATTAGCGTGGCTATTATTTAATTGCGCAAACTCCCAGTTTGTGCGATAAACGATATTTTTTTTAAATAACCCTCCCAGTTTTAACGTAATAATTCACTCAATTATTATGCCGAAAATTATTAAAAAAAAGCCCTAACCAATTTACGGTTAAGACTTTTTTAACTGTTAAAAACTATTAAATAACATTCGCTGTTCCTACTCCTGTTACAGGGCCTCCTGATACACTTGTTCCATTTACTTCAGTTATTACCTCTCCTGAGCTTACAAAATCAAATATAGCATCTGCCAATTGGGTTGCTATATCTTCTCTTGCATCAGAAGATTTTTGTGCGTTTATTGCTGGATCTCCATCGGGATCTATTGCTATATTTGAATTACTAGTTAGTGCAGCTAAAATTGCTGTTTCTAAAGTTGTTTTTACTAATGCCATACTTATCTCTAATTTAATATTTTTTCTATATCTGTTTTTAAACCCTGTAGCGCTCCAACTGCTGGTCCTGTTCCTTGTACTACCACAATTTTCATAATTTCATCAATTACTTTGGCCAAGGTTTCTTTTAAATTTTTACCTCCATTACTTACCTCTAAACCATCTGTAGTCAAAACTACTTTTGCATCGTCAACGGCTATTTCAAAATTAGCTTCATCAATTTTTGTAGCTACCGCTGAACTATCAGTATGTGTAATAGTTAAGTCTAACGGATCAATATGCACTGATTTACTCATTTCAGTATCCTTATCTTCTACCAAAATATCAACAGCCTCTTTAGTTACCTTAATGTCCGACAGTATTTTTGCTTCTTCATCCTGCACTAAAACTGCTACAGTATCTTTAGTTGCTTTAATTTCAGAAAGCACTTTAGGTTCCTCGTCTTCATTTTCCGAAGGTGCTAGGTAATTAAACACCATATTATCCTTATCAATATTGGCTTTAAACTTTTTACCTACATACAGTTCCAACAAGCTTGCTTTCAGTTTAATTTCAATATATTCAGGATCTTCAGGTTCATCCTCCCCTTCTTTAACAGGAGTGTTTACTCGCATAAGTATATTGTCAATTTCTGAGTACTGTGATACAAATGCCTTGGTACTTACACTATCAATTATGGATACCAATACCCAACTTCCTTTTCGAGGCACAATAATTAGCCCTTCGTCATTAGTATTTATTGCCGCTTTTAAACGGACGTATTTCATTTCTAATTTTGCTAAATCCTCATCTGCTTTTCCACTATCCAGTTCTTTTTTTATCAAGTCATAATCCGCATCTGTAATAATTTTTCGTACCGTTACTTCATACTCAGGGTTACCATCAACAACTTCAATAGTGTTGTTTGTTACTATTGCCGGAAAGGTATTTACTCTATCCTTTTTACTGGCAATTTGCTTAATAATATCTGCTATTTCACTCATGTATATAGGTGTTATGTTATCGTTTTTACTTCCTACAAGATGTTGTATTAGGATGCCTGCCTCATGGCTATATTGAAGCGATTATTTAATATCGTTTAGTTGAAATACATGCAGAACTAATCCGCATACTATCTTGTAGAATTATGGGGCTAAATTCGTGCTTTTATACAAATTCACCTAAGTTTTAAAGCGCTCAAAACAGTAGTTTCAGTAGTTTGTTTTTGCATTCAAGTCTTTAATTGTTTTTCAGGAAGTCTCTTTTATATTTATTGAGAAATTACTTTATTGTTATTCAAACCCCTCGTAATAACTGTGTAAATTCCTTACTAATTTCAATACAAATGCTTACTTTTAGTTCCTAATTATTAACTAATATTGCTAAAAATGATGTTTCTTCATTGAAAACCAGAAGACCATATTTGTAGGATATTGCTAAAAATGAATGTTTTAGCGCGATAATGTTATTAATATGTTAATAATATTCACTTTTAAGTGAATTAATTTTGTGATTAACTTAAAAGTGAATATGTTTGTAGAAGTATTTTCAGATAAAGGTAGTAAAGTTACCTTTTATACTATTCGTAAAGAAGATGCAGCTATTTTTGAAACAGAAGCTTTTTTCAGAAATGTGCATAATAGTGATTATAAAGAGGATGTTTATAAACTAACTAGATTACTATCGCATACGATAGCTAATAAATATGGAGCTTATGATAAATATTTCAACAGACATGAACAAGAAGCAACAGCATTACCACCTAAAAAATTTGCAGCATTTAAAAACGAAAAAATTGTAAGTTTTGCCTATTCACCATTGAGACTTTATGCGCTGAAAGTATCAGATTCAATAGTTATTCTTTTTAATGGTGGTTTAAAATTTACAAAGGGCTCAGCACAAAACGACCCAAATGTTAGTATTCATTTTTATCAAGCCAATGAATACGCTAAAAAAATAAGAGAAGCTATACGAGAAGGAATGATTATTGTGGAAGATAAAACAATGACTGACTTTCAAGGAAATACAGAAATACTAATCTAAAAACAACTATTATGGTAAATGAGTTTTTTCAAAAATTAATTGATGAAACCCCAAAAGATATTCAAATTTTTGTTGATAAATATGAGGATATAACGATGAGGATTCATGAGTTATTGAATTCAAAAGGTATGAGCCAAAAAGATTTGGCTGAAAAGCTTAATAAAAGACCTTCGGAAATAAGCAAATGGCTTAATGATGGTCATAACCTAACGTTAAAAACAATTTCAAAAATAGAAGCGGTTTTAGACGAGGATATAATCAATGTGCCACAAATCAAGTCTTTTACAGATAAAGAGGATGAAAATAGCTTTAGTGGGGAAACAACTTTCACTGTTATTAAAAACACCAAGAAAGAAAAGCTTGTTTTTGATAATGCTATAGTGATATCGGATAAAATAATTAAAAAAAGAATTGCTTAAAATGGATAAGAAATTTAATCCTGAAAAATTAACAATAACCGATTTTAAAGTGATTAAGGGTGAAATTGAAGCCCCTTTTGAATTTGACTGTGATGCTATTAAGGATTATGAGACAGACTTGTCATTTAACGCATCATTTATTGTAGATAAAAAAATTATTAAAGCTGACATAGGCTTTGTAATTGAAACAAATAGTAGTACTGAGCAAAAAGAAGCTAAAGCTAAATTTGATTTAGTGTATGTTTTTAAAGTAGAAAACTTACAAGAGTTAATTGTATTAGAAGAAGAAAAAATAGTAGACTTTGAATTAGCGCTTTTGACAGCAATTGCAGCAATTTCGTTTTCAACATCAAGGGGTGTTTTTTTAACTAGACTAAAAGGAACTGCTTTAAAAGATTATATGCTTCCAGTAATTGATCCTAAAAAGCTATTGGCTGAATGGATTGAAGTAAAAGAATAAAAAAAGAGCTACTTATTGTAGCTCTTTTTTTATTTCACACAATACTTTTCCTTACTAATTTCAATACAAATGCTTACTTTTAACTCCTTATTTTTAACTAGTATTGCTGAAAAATGTATTTTTGACAAACACCAACCTGCTATGGTACGGTGTTTGTAATACCTACTTAAAATTAACTAACCTGGTTCTCTTAACTGAGACCGAAAACAACATTACACATGAAACACTATTTTATCACCCTTTTTCTAGTACTAAGCCTTAGCCTAAATGCACAAGAAACCGCAACTATTGATACTCCTACACAAACCGAATTGCGTAGTGAAATAAGTAAAAAACATGATGATGGTACTAAAAAACAAGAACGTTTTTTTAATACTGAAAACAAAAAAGTAAAAACTATTAATTATTATGAGAATGGAAAAACAGCCTCTGTATTTACTTTTTATGAGAACGAAAAAAACAAAACTGGGACACAGTATAATAAAAAAACTGGAGAAATAGATCAAAAGCGCTTCTATTACAATAGCGGTAAAACAAAAGCTAAGATTTACTATGAAACGGTATATAATAGTACTGCTCAAAAACAAGAATTAAAGCCACAACGCATGTATTTTTATTATGAAAATAAGAAAGAAAAATTTGTAGCTTCATGGCAATATGGAACCTTAAATGATATAGAATATTATAATAGTGAGGGGCACAAAATACGTAATGTAGGCCTTTCCTCAAAAGGGTATAAAGTAACCGAAGCATTTTGGTATTACGGCCATATACACGGTTGGGCATTCGGATATGACAAGGGGGGGAATATTATTGATAAATCTTTTAGCTATAAAGGTAAACCTGCAGACCCTGCAGATTACCCTGAATGGGAAAAACATATTACCGAGTTTGATAAAATACCAGCCTTGGAAAAAGAATTGGATGGGTTGTTGCATCAATATGAGTTAGTGAAATAACGAGATTGCCACAACTTTTTATCAAAAGTCTCGCAATGACGTTATGATTTTATATGAAGAGATAGCTTCACTACCGATAGCAATCAGGACGCAATGACAATAAAAAAAGGAGCTACCATATGGTAGCTCCTTTTTTTATTGAGCCCCCTCCTTTTAAAGGAGAGGTGTCCGTCAGGACGGGATGGTTATTATTAAGCGTAGCTAATAAACATTAACCCCTTCGCCTTCGGCACCTCCCCTTACTAGGGGAGGAATTAATTTTCTTTTATTTCTTTTTTAATCTCATTTACTGCTTTTCCTAAAATAATTTCTTGTCTAAAACCTCCTTGCCCAAAGGTATAGTTTACCGCATCAACATAATAATCAGTATTTCGGTGCGTTTCTTCTTCCTCTGTTTTTTCTTCTTTTTCACGCAACTCCACTACACCACCATGGCGTACAAAACCACCAAAGGTTTTTACATCGGTATCGCCTGTGTACAACACATCGCCAAAAGTAGTTAAGCTTCCTCTAAAGCCCTCATAAACCAATTGTTTTAATTTAGTGTCCGCTAAACTTTGATATTGAGTTGAAAAACCCTCTTCAGAAAAACCATCATCTGAGTCCTCACCTCCACTTAAATCTACCTCTGAAGTATTAATGGTATAACTGATGGTTTGAGTTATACCTTCTTTTATTACAACTTCTTCTCCATTTTCTTTGAGTAACTTCCCTGAAATATCTTTTTTATCTGTTACCGTTTTACCGGTAATTTTATATTTTACTGCTACACTTACATCCTCTAAACTTTTGTACTCCAATTGGTCGGCAATAATATTGTTGTAAAACTGAAATACTGGCCTTGGTTCCTTTTTACTAGGGGGCTTTTCTTTTGGATGTGGGGTAGCGGTAATGTGTAAATAGGGCATGTAGGTAATACCTTTTTTTTCACAACGGATAAAGCTATGCAATCCGTACTCATCGCGCAAGCGTTCCAACACCTGCATTGGGGTTTGTTCCTTTACCTCAAAATGCCCTAAATTAAGGTCAATAATATCATCAGAAAGTTGTATTGTCCCTTCTTTAATTTTTGCACTAAAAACTTTGTCTGCTAATAGGTCTTGTACCGTTTTACCGTCATAAATATTGTTTATCAGCCCTGTTTTTAGTTTATACATGTGGTCCTCACAAATAAGCTCAATAGGTGTGCGTCCTTTTACATCGCGTATAATACCTTTAAAGGCTAAATTTACTGGGGTGTCCTCTTTATCCAAATCATAGCCTAAATACACTTCAATTTCTGGGCGGTCTTTAGACCATTTTTTTAGCTTATCGCGTAATTTAGTTTCGCCTAAATCCTTTTGCATAAAACGTGGTAAACTTATTATTGCAGTGTCAGTAAAATTACGCCAGGAGCTTTCTATTTGTATTTCGTGTACAAAATTGAGTGTAAACGGCTCTTCATCAGCTCCGTTTTCATATATATCTATTTTACTATGTAATATTTTCATATGTGTATTGGTTTTATAGGTATGCTAAACAATCCTGTTCAATTTTTTCTTTTTTTTATAACACTTCGACAAGCTCAGTGTGACATAAAAACAAAAAAAGTATTTGTACTTGTTTAAATTCAAGTACAAAGGATATAAAAGCGCAAAGAACAACGGAACATCTATTTCTTTGGGAGTATGATTTTTATTATATGATCCTTGTTGTTCTTTTTGCTTTTAGTTACGCTATGCTTCACTCCCTGTTTTATGTTTATTATTTTTGAATACATACATCAATTTCTGAAATGAAAAATGATGTATATATTAATACTAACCGCTACCAAAACTACTGGTATATCACTTTATAGCTGGGGAAACTATTAGCAGGTACAACCTATTAAAAAAGTACTATGTGTAGTTTTGGCGGGGTTAGCTTTCCCTATTTTACTTTTCAAAATCAACTTCCTTAGCATAAGCTCTCGAGGCATGAATTAATCAATACCATTTTTCTTTCGAGATAGACTTCTTAGAACCAACCCCACTGGTGGGGTTTAAGTTAAAATAGGGAACTGCCCATGTTACTGTGTTTGTTCTAAAATAGGTAGTCATGCTTAAACATGTAGCTATTTTCAAGAACCTTGTTTAAGTGTAGCAGTTGTATTATTTTTAAAAAGGATTTAACCCTGATGCTAATGATCCTGCAGCAGCAATACCTTGTTGTTTTAACTCGCCTAAAAAGTTTTGTTTTACTTCCAATGGCACTTCCGATATGGCATTAAAGCTAAAAGGTTGTATGTTTTTAACCCCATCGTTCCCAGGGAAATTAAAGTCGGTAATTACCAATTCAAAAATTCCTAGTTTGTGTAATACGGAGTTGGTAATTTTTAATTCTCCTTTATGTTCCATTAACTTACGCAGCACCACCACTTCTGCAGTTGGATATCCAGTACCATTAGAAGCTATTATTCCGTTAACGGTTATGTTATGGTCATTATTTGAAATAAACTCCTTTATGGTATAGTCCCTTCCTTGTACGGCAGTAGTTACAATGTTTTTACTACGGCTAACTTCCAAGGACACGCCATCAATTTTAAATCCTGATGCAGCACCTAATGCTTGCTTGGCAACATCTAAGGCAGCTCCTTTGCCTCCAATTTTTATAGGAAAGTGAATAATTAATGGGGCAAAAACGGGTAAATTAAAGCTCCCTCCGGTAATTGTAAAAGCGTCAATTTCAGTTAAATCCTGCAAGGGTTCAAAAAAAACATCCTCAGTTAAGGATTTTAAGTTATTGGCATATTCCGACGCACTAGTACTGTTTAACAAATTACCTACTGATGTAGCGGTACTTTTTGCCTTAATACTATTTAGTAAATTCGGAATACTATATGAAAAATTACTCATGATTTTTTATTTTTTAATCCCACTGGTGGGGTTTATGAATTGAGATTTCCCTCAACAAATAAATAATAATTTTAATTCATGCCTCACATACTTGTATTGAGACCGTTATTTAATGTCGCAATACAGTAATATTGGCTTATTGTTATTGCCTAGAAAGTGCTGCCGGGAGATAATAAAAACAAAATAATAATTATAATTCCGTGTAAAATTTTAAATAAGGCAGCACTTTAAGGCAATGTATATTGTTAGGCCATCATACCTTTAGTAACGTTAACGTTTTGTTCAATTTCAACATCTCTAAGGGCGTCAAGCAATACTTTTTTAACTGTTGATTTTACTTCTACAGCTGATTCTTTTAAATTGGTAACGTTTATATTCAAGGTTTGAATAAGCGAGTTGATCGTGATTGCTTTTTGAGAAACACCAGCCAAATTAGCACTATTACTTACTCCTGCATTAGAGTAACTTTTAGCCGTATAATGACTGCTTTTAATTACAGCACCATCCGCACTATCTTCTTTTTTTGATTTTCCTTTTGCATCAGAAAGCGTAAACTCCTTTTTTTCTTTCTTTTTAGGATCTTTTTCAGCTTCTTTTCTTACTTTTTCAAGTCTATCGGTATCCAAGCCAAAAAAACCTGCTACTTTAATTAATTTATCCGTAATCCAACCAAAAAAGCTCCCTATTGATTCTTTTATGGATTTATAAATACCGGAGAATATTTGACTAATTTTATTCCATAAATCAATTAAAGGCTGTACCGCGGGCTCAATAAATTCCCAAATTGCTTGTCCAACTGCACTGAAAAACCCAACAAGTTTTTCCCAAACTTGTGCAAATATGTCGCCAATTACGGCTATCATTCCTCTAAATTCAGCTATGTTTTCCCATAACCATTCAAATGACTTGATTACTACTTGTACAGCTGTAACAATGGCCATAATAATTCCAATTGCTAAAGCAATAGGTGGAGTAAGTCCTGCAACAACAAGTCCTATTCTTCCTAAAACCGGTAATAACCTTCCTACTACTGGGATTATTCTTCCAAAAACACTTAAAATTGGTCTTAAAACTCTTGTTACAGTGCCCATTACTGGGCCTAATTTTCTAAAAAGCTTTGTTATTTTAATAGCTCCTTTTGTCAATCCTTTTCCGACAATTGGTATTTTTCTAGCCTTCATCATCCCCTTGGTTAAGACAGTTCTCTTAACTGTTTGAGCTGCTGCCCCTCCACCGGCAAACCCATTTATGGGATTCCTAACTGGTAATACTGCATCACAGCAGCAGTCTGTACTTTTACCGGCAATACTTTTTATTTTATCAAAAACACTTAGTGCTTTGCTTAAAATATTTCTTTTAAGTTTTATACTACCACCCGTAACAAAAACTTTTTGAACTGCATTTGTACTAGTGCCTGTATTCCCATTTGCATTTTTTGAAGAGGAAAACATGCTTTTAAAATTATCCCAAGCCTGTTTGATATTATTAAATTCTCCTGTAATTTTACCAACCTTTTCGATAACCTTAAGCAGTTTACCAATAAAACCTCCTTTTTCCGTAGATTTCTCTACTACTTTTTTTGGCTGTGCAACTACTGTTGCAAATTTTTCTATTGAATTAGAAAACTTTGCAACAGAGTTGTCAAAAATACTCGATACACCATATTGATTAATCGTAATGGCATTTGAAGCACTTTGACTTGTGCTAACAGCTACTTGAATATTGGTTAAAATATTCGTTATTTTATTTAATGTAGTCGTTATATTATCATTCATTACTAAATAGTTTTGCGATTGCTTTACTCATTATATATTCTTGTTGTTCTTCTTTAAACTCGTGTATCCACAACGCCTCTCCCAATAGTTGATGAAATTTTTCTTCTGATAACAGATACGGATCTGTTTTAAAATAGTATCTAATTAGAGCCCCAGCTTTCAGGAGCTCATCCTTTCCTTCTTCTTTCGAAATAAGGAAAGGATCTAGATCTTTTTTGCCTTTGCCTCCTTTGGTTGTGTTAAGTCAGCAAATGCAGAAATTACTCCTAATTTTAAATCATCATCTTTTGACACCTCTTCATCACCACCTATATAACAGTTTTTAAACAATACTTCCAAGGCTCTAAACTCATCGGTTTTAGAAGCTTGCAATACTGCTGCTCTGGTTGCCATAGTTGGTTTACGGAAATAACTGAATAATGTTTCTTCTTCATCATTTTCAATTTCCACTTTTATCAATTTTCCGTACTTGTTTTTCCAAGCCGTTAATTGTTGTAAAGTGATATTTCCGTCTAATACTTTTGTTGTTTTTTTTGTAGTCTCCATTTTTATTTGTTTTGTTTTTATTATTTTGTTTTGTGTGCCTTTAATAACAACCATAGTTATTTTGTTTTTAACTGTTTTATAGTTAAAAATACAGCCCCATTTGTATTGTGGATTTTGGGGCTGTATTTAGTATCAGGTAACTTTTAAATAACTCTACTAAATAATTTTATTCGTAAATTTTATCGAAATATATAAGACATATCCATGTCCAGATGAGTTTTAAAAGTATACTGATAGTATAGAAAGGCTACGAGAGTTTTCTTTACTTTAACTCCATTGAATGTGAGATATTCTAAATTCATATTCAGACTCAATCTTAGTATCTCCTTGTTTCATGTCTCTTTTGTTTGTTAAAAACTCACAGTTTCTAATAACATGATTGATAATTTGATCACTGTCATCCAAATAAGATACTGTAATATCAAAAGGAGGAATATCTTGCAAACGTTTACCTGAAGGTAACGCAGCCTGTAATGAGTCTATTTCATAAGCATAAAAAGAAGCTTTTGCAGTGGCACTATATTTTCCTGTTCCTCTGTGTACAGGCATATTACCTGCTCCATAATGGTTTACTTTTTCTACTGAGTCTTCATAACTCACTGCAGTAATCCCTGTAAAAGTTCTTCCTAATGCATCAAATGAAATTGAACTCCAATCACGTCGTTGTCCGTTTATTAATGGTAATGTATTCATGTTTATATCTGTTTTTTATTAATAATTTACTTAGTGTTAGGCTTTATCAACTCCAAAAGGGTTTTTAAATCCTAGATCTACACTAATTCTACGTGCTGTTCCAACTGGAGTAACTTCTGCTTTTATTTTTAATTCAGATGTTGCTAAAATGTTTTGTTTAGGATCAACATATACATCAAAAGCTGACACTTCCTGATTAGAAACCATTCCTTCTAAAGCAGCTCTACATAAGTTTTCAAAAGATTTAGTAACTGATTGCTGTAAATTACCATTTGAATTTACTTGAATAGCCATAGCTAATCTTGGTAATAATGCAGTACGTAATAAACGAACAGCTTTGTTAATGGTACGGTTGTTTTCAATGTATGTGAAATCTGATGTCCCTAACGTACAAGTATGACTATCGTTAAAGTATACTCCTGGTAAACCTGTATGCGTTCTAGCAAAAATGTACTTACTGTCGTTTAATGTATTTAAGGTTCCAATAGTTTTCACTTCTTTACCACCTACAAAAGCAGCTTTACCAAAACCTTCACCGCTTACATTAAATTTTTGAATCCATGCAATGTTTTCAGAAACTTTTGCTTTTGATACCGCTCCTAACACCATTCCTACAGCTGCAGAATCAGTATACGTTTTTGCTTTTTCAGCATCCATAGCTACTACTACTGATACATTTTCTGCATTTAATTCTTTTAAGTCAATTGCTGCATCTACATCAAATTTTTTCCCTTCTAAAATGATTTCAAAAGGCATGTAATCTTTGTACGCATTATTTGCTTCTGTTTGTGCCGCTTGAACCGCTTTAGTTGTTGAAGTTGATTCTCCTTGAACTGTACCAAATTCTGAAACAGTACCTGAAAAGATTACTGCCATTTGGCGGATAGCTCCATTAGCCTCTTCTTGCATTGCTTTTGCTTTTGACACAACATCGTTGTAAGCAGTCGCTGCTACTGCTGGTACTCCTACTACTTGAGGGCTAGCTGAAAGATCTTCTACTACTTCTGCAACAGCTTCATTAGCTTTGGTTCCCATAATGAATAAATCTCCTGAAGGATTCATTCTGAAAAATTGCTCAATTTGATAGTGTGCAGATTGAGTTTCGCTGTCATAGTCAGCATCAATCCCTAGTGCTTCTGCATCTTCTACAGAGGCCAAGCGATACAATTTTTCTTGTTCAAATAACTGTACCATACCTTCTCCTTTGGCTGCGTCATATGGCGTAGCTGGAGCACTTGGTGCAACACTTGAATAAGTTGTTTCTAATTTTCCGCTAACTAATTTCTTTTCTTCAAAGATATTGTCTCCGTCAAAAAGCAGTCCAGAAACCATGTCTTGGTCAGGATTTCTTCTTCCTAATCCACCTGATAGTTTGTTAATTACTACGTCGTTTAATGTACCCATAATATATATTTAATTGTTTAAGGTTTTAAAAATTGTACATACCTTTGGCCGTAATGAGTAGTTTTGAGCTCATTATTTTCGTGGTTTATGTGTTAAAATTATTTGTGTGTCCCCTCGAAAATGAGGTTACTTTTTTAAAGTGAATAACTTGTATTCCTTCTTCAAATTTATCATCAATATGATGTGGTAAAAGTGTTATTTGCTAGCAGAACAAATTTACAATTAGCTATTGATTTCACCTACTTTTTTGAACCGTGAAATCAGTAGTTTCAGTACTTTAGGCACTAGCTTGTAACGAAACCCCTTCATTTATAATAGTATAAATAGTACGTTCCGTTAGGAATAATGACTCTGATAATTCCGCAACAACAACTTTCATTTGCTTTGCTTGATTAATATTAATATAGTTTAATACAAAGTCCCTTCTTTTGTCCAATAATATTCTGCTTCTTTTCATTAGTTTAGTTTAATTTTTTTTGTTCTTACTTTTGTTTAAAATCAATTTTCAAACAATTATTTTTTAATCTCTACTACTTTAATTTCTCGAGAATCAATTTCATTTGTGTCAACGTTTTTCACTTTATTACCTATGGTATCTATAGTTTCAAATGCTATTACATCACCATTCTCGTCTAGGGTTACTGAATTATCTTCGGTACTGTCATTATCTAAGTCTGAATTTTTTATAATACTAGCTTCATTAGTTCCATTGAAATTAGTAGACTCGTTTGAACTCGTATTAATAAACAGCTTCCCTTTTACGGTGTTTTGATTGTATAAACCAATATAATTACCGTCCGTTCCTGAAGTTAAATCATACCCCATATCAATTAAATCACTTTGAGAATGTCCGTTGTAAATAAGATTATACTTCTTTTTAATACTGGTATCAACAAGGAAAGTTTTATAGGTCATTTCCCAAATAAAGTATTTTGTTTTATCCCAATTATCTAGCTCATTACTATATTGTTTCTCTCCTGCTTTAAATATGTTTTTTTCATCTATTAAATCTCCTGCAGTATTTGTATTAAATAAAATTGCTTTGTCAACACTATGAGCTACGTCAAAAACTGATTCATAATCTTGCCCTGTAGATGGCAATACTATATATATGCAAAAAGTAACTTCACCATTATGGATTTTCTCAGAAGTAGATTGCCACTTTATATTATCATACTTGAACATTAGTAGAGGTTCCGCAATAGATGCACTAAAAACATTGTCATTATATAGACTAACTTTAGTAATGTTATGAACGTTAGCTTCGTTTATGAGGCGTGCTTTTTTCTCCGTATAAAAATCTTTTAGAATCATATGTTGTAATTATTTTTGACAAATATCAAACATATGTTTTGATTATACAGCATCATATTACGGATATTAACAGTAGTTTCAGTAATATGTCTTAATTTATGCAATTGAAAAGACCATTCACCCCAACAAACAAACATTTAATCTATTGATTTTCATTAATATAGTTTTTTATTGAAAAAAAAGCTGATTTTAAGATATTTTAACCAATTATTACTTAATTTTACAACATATTATGGATTACTAGTCTAAACACCTTAAATAAAGATAAACATATTACATAATGATAAAAAAATACCCCAATGGAAATACATGCCAGAATAAAACACATTATTGAGCTGTTAGATTTAAATAATAATTCGTTTGCTAAACGAATTGGAGTCACTAGTACCACCGTAGATAGTATTACCAACGGAAGACTACAGTCAGACGGAAATAGAAAACGCACTAAACCGGGTTTTGATTTATTAAATAATATTATTGCACAATGTAAAGTGAATTCAGAATACCTATTTGGTAACAGTGATATTGTGTTTGTAAACGAAAAATCAAATGTGCCTCATTTAGGAATGCCTAAGGTTATTACTGTAAAT